TTCCCAAATTTGCGCGTCCAAGAGACCGACGTCCGCCCGGTAGAGATCGCCGGCCAAACATTTATAGCCGTAACGATGACCGTCTATCGCGAGCCCGGCGACGACCTACCCGCGGTCGCTACCGCTTACGAAGTTTTCCCGGGCCGGACGCCGTTCCAAAAAGGCTCCGAGATGATGAACGCGTCCACGTCGGCGCTCGGCCGCGCTCTCGGCTTTATGGGCTTTGGGATCTCTAAGTCCATCGCGTCCGCCGACGAGGTTTCTCTCAGAGTCAATGAACGCGCAACCGCTCCCAAACCGTCGCAGGATCGCCCTAGAGCGCCCCAAACCTCAGAAACGACCGAGAACACTAGAGGCGTCCCGCCGACCGCTAAACAGTTGGAGTTTCTGATTAAGTTGGCGACCGAAAGAGGCGTAGAGCCTCCCGAAATAAACACGATGGGCGAGGCGTCGCGAGCGATTAAAACACTTTCCGCACTACCAAAAAAGCCGGCGACAGACGAGGCGCCGTTCTAATGAAAAAGAAAACCCCGACGACAGTAAACGACCTATTCCGAATTAACGAGGCGTCGTTTCAGAGTACGATCCTCGAATTAGCGCGCCTCTACGGTTGGCATGTTCACCACACGCGCGCCGTCCAGATCCGCCCCGGCTATTGGGCGACCCCGCTCCAAGGCGTCGCTGGCTTTCCCGATCTTGTTCTCGCTAAAAGCCCGACGGCACGTCACCGAGGCGGCGTCATTTTCGCCGAACTTAAAACGGCCACCGGCAGATTAAGCGACACTCAAAAAGAATGGTTAGAACGCCTCTCACTTGGAGGCGCCGAGGTTTACGTCTGGAGACCTCGCGACATCGCGTCTATTCGCGTCCGGCTGGAGGGCAAAATATGAGCAAGATCCAAGATTGGTCCAACATAGAGGGCATATTCTGGACGATCTCCGTCCTCGGCGGTTTATGGCTCGGCTATTTCATCGCGACCGATCCCGTCCAGACTCGAGCTCGCCGGCTGGAACGCCGCCGCAAACGAGTATCCAAGGCCATAGAGCGCCTCTACCTAGCCGAACAAACTAAAAGAAACGATTAAACCGTGATTATTAGAACACCCCGACCCGAGTCCCATTACCTTACGATCGCTAACTCGGTCGTCCGAGACCGCTCGCTCTCGTTTAAGGCCCGCGGGATCCTCGCCCTATTGCTCTCTTACCCGGATAATTGGTCCGTCTCATCGGAGCGCCTAGCACTAGAGACCGCGACGCCAAGAGGCGAGAAACGCGACGCGATACGTACCGGGCTCAAAGAATTAGAGTCCGCCGGCTACTTACGGCGCGAAGTACGCCAAGACAAAACGACCGGCCGCATGTCCACAAACACCTACGTCTACGACACGCCCCAACCCGTGGAAAAGCCTCGGGATAACTCCCCGACTTGTCCACACCCGACGACGGATTACCCGACGTCGGAAAAGCCGTCACCTATAGAAGTAACTAATAAGAAAGACCCCCGAACAAAGTCCCTAGGTTATTTAAGTAAGAGAGAACAAAACCGCGCCATTTGTCCACAATGCCACGGGCAACGCTGGACCGTCCAAGACTCAGACGTCATACCTTGCCCATGCGATAGCGGACTCGTCAGGGCATGAGCGACCACTACAAAGACAAACGATACGTAGAGAACCGAAAGAGGATCCTCGCCGGCTCCCCTACTTGCGCGATATGCGGAGTCCGTAAAGCGAACACCGTGGACCATATCCTCGAGTTACACGCCGGAGGCGATCACTCAATGGAGAACCTCCAGCCCGCGTGCGCGAAATGTAACTACCGCAAGGGCGCCCAATATGGCAACGCTCAGAGAGCCCGCATAGTTAAAGCACGAAACGAGGCCGTAAAGACCGCCGAAACACGCCGGCCACGAAACACCGCAAAAACACCAAAAACGACCAAAAACGACCAAAAAGCCGAAAAACCTTTTTTTGATGACCCAACGCTCACCCCGACGCCCCCATCTTCTGTCTATCCCAAAGGATCCAAGCGGACCAAAACCGATCCGAGCCGATCCAAGCCGAAAACGGCCGAAATAGACCGATCTTTCCCGAGGCTCTACACGCGACCACTAGGGGCAAGGAATTACGCCGGCGAGTTTGCGGAATGGGGAGAGAAGTCTCTCGGGATCTCGCTCTTTCCGTGGCAACGTCTCGCTCTCGAGGGGATCCTCAGCGTAAACGATGAGGACGCGCCTCCCGGTTACGGTCTGGAGTACCGGACGAGTTTAACTTCCGTAGCCCGCCAAAATGGAAAAACGGCATTATTAAAAATTTTGGTCGGAGGCTGGCTTACTGTCATGGCCGCCGAACGGAAAACGCCTCAGACGGTTATTACGACCGCTCACGCGTTAGACCTCGCGGTTAGTTTGTTCCAAGATCTCGCGCCGATCTTAGAAAGTCATTACGGCGCGAAAAGTAAATGGTCCTACGGCCGTAACGAGTTACGTATGCCCGACGGGAGTCTCTGGCTAGTTAGGGCCGCGACGCCGAGCGCCGGTCACGGACGGAGCCCCGACCTAATCGCGGCGGACGAATGTTGGGATATCTCGGAGGAGGTCTTGGACGTCGGACTCATTCCGTCCCAACGCGCTAGAAAAAGTCCTCACTTAGCCATGTTCAGCACCGCCGGCACCGAGGCGAGCAAACTCTTATTACGTTGGCGGGAGCAAGGTCTCCGAGCCATAGACTCCCCGGATCCGTCGCCTCTCTTTTTCGCGGAATGGTCACCGCCGCCGTCCGCCGATCCGGAAAGCATAGAAACGATGGAATTCGCGAACCCGAGTCTCGGTCATATGCTCGAGTTAGAGACGATCCAAGCCGAGTCCAAAAACCCCAACCGCGCCGCGTATCTCAGAGGCTCCTTAAATTTGTGGGTATCCCATGACTCCGCATGGCTGGACTCTCAGATCCTCAACCGATCCGAAACCGCCGACGTCTTTGATATCCCGCCGGCCGTACTATCCGTGGACTCGTCATTAGACGAGTCGCGTTACGTCGGAGTATTGACGACCGACCTCGGAGATCGCGTCCTCCTAGAGACCGCGTTCATCGTGAACTCAGAGTTAGCACTATGGGAAAACGTCCGCCGGCTACTTCCACCGGGAACGAGAACGATCCTCGCCGTAACCCCGACGCTAGATCTCCACACTCCGAAAGAGTTAGAAAAACGAAAAACGGTAGTAGGTATCGGCGAACTCTCAAAATGGACCGGGCTCGTCCGCGGAATGTTTCTCGAGGGACGCGTCCTCCACCGCGGCGACGCTTTACTCGTGGAACATCTCTCCCGCGCGGTCATGTCACGCACCCAAAACGGCGTCGTACTGTCAAGCGTTAAAAGCCCCGGCCCGATTGAGTTGGCGCGCGTCTCCGTTTTCGGGATCGCGCTCGCGTCCCGGGCAAGATCAACGACCCGCCCATCTATCGCAACGTCGCGACGCTAGATCATTCTCTCTATCTCTAACTATCCGCGCTTATCGTTTCGCGTTCGTGTAATAATCCGCTCGTGGGAATTTTCTCTCGAGACAAAACGACAACGGTCCAAGCGAGTTACGGAGGCGACACGGCGTCCGTAACCGCTGGAGCCTCCGCGCTCGCGCTCTCGGTCGTCGGGGCCGGACGCGAGCGCGCGATGGCGCTCCCCACGATCTCACGCGCTCGCGACATTCTCGCGTCGCTTATCGCGTCGCTACCTATCCGCCGTTACGGGACCCAATGGAACGGAGAGTTTCTAGAGGAGATCCCGCTCGCTCCGGAACCGTGGCAACTCCGCCCGGATCCATTAACGACCCGCTCCCATAGTCTGAGTTGGCTATTTGACGACATGTATTTCTACGGTCGCGGATACCTCTACGTAAAAACGCGTTACTCAACCGGACTCCCGGCGTCGTTCCAATGGTTACCCGCCGTCTACATGAACGTCCAAGCCGCCATGTTCGCCGGGAACGCTCCCATAGGTGACTATACGGTCACGTTTAACGGGCAAGCGTTAGCAAACAATGACGTAAAGATCTTTTACTCTCCCGTATCCGCTCTCTTAGAGGTTGGCGCTCGAGCGATCAACACGGCCGAACGTTTAGACGTCGCCGCTTGGCGTTTCGCTACTACTCCGACCGCGTTCGGCTGGTTACAACAGACCGAGGGCGAACCTCTCCCGCCGGAGTTTATGAAAGAGGCCGCCGATGGTTGGGCCGAGGCCCGCGACACTTCAGCGGTCGCCGCGATCTCCGCCGGCTTTGAGTGGCACGAGTCCACGATGGACCCGGCACGTCTACAACTCGTGGAGGCCCGCCAACATTCCGCGCTAGACCTCGCTCGTCTCGCGAACGTTCCGCCGTACCTCGTCGGCGCTCCAACCGGGACCGGTATGACTTACACCAATGCGGTAGACGCTAAAAGCGCCGCGGTCCTATTTGGAGCCCTGCCCTATATTGAGGCCATAGAGCAACGTCTCAGCTCCGAGGACATAACTCCACGCGGACAAATAATCCGGCTAGACCGCTCCGCATGGCTAGACAACCCTCTAGACGTCCATAGTCCAGACCCGGCACCAATGGACCAACCACAAGACCAACCAAACCCGCAAGGAAGTAACAGATGAAACTCACTATTCGAGCGTCGGAAAGTTCTCTCACGGTCGCGGCCGCCGACGGAACGCCCAAGCGTGAAATTACCGGAGTCGCGGTCCCGTGGAACGTTCCCGCTAACGCCTCAACCGGTCCCGTCATGTTTCTAGAGGGATCGCTCCCAACCGACGGACCCGCACCAAAACTAATCCGCGACCATTCACCGACCAACCCGATCGGCGTCGTTACCGAACGAGTTAGCACGTCCGAGGGAATGATGTTCGCCGCCAAGATCTCCGCGACCGCCGCAGGCGACGAGGCTCTCGTCCTCGCGGCCGACGGCGTACTCGACTCCGTAAGTGTCGGAGTAGACGTCCAAAAATTCCACTACGACGGCGATACTCTCGTCGTCGAGTCCGGCTCTTGGAGGGAACTATCACTCGTTCCGTGGGGAGCCTTTACCGAGTCCAAGATCGCAACGGTCGCGGCCTCAGAGCAAGACCAAGACCAAGAGTCCGACGAGGCAATAGCCGACGAGGACGAAACCAACAAAAAGAAAACCGAAATTTCCGAGGAGGAAACAGAAACTATGGAACCAATTACAACCGAGGCAACGTCCACCACGTCGCCGATCATCGTTAAGGCCGCCCGCCGCGTCAGCGCGTCGGATTACATCTCCGGACTCGTCTCCGGGAACATGACTCCGGAAGTCCGAGCCGCTAATGGCGTCGTCTCAGATATTCCCGGCATGATCCCCGAGCCGCTTATCGGCGACGTGTTCGACACACTCACCGACGAGCGCCCGTTCATCGCGGCCCGCGGAACTTTCGCACCGCCAGCCGGCGGCGAGTCGTTTTTCCGCCGCAAGGTGAGCCAACATACGGCCGTCGCTTTACAGGCCGCAGAATTTGACACTCTCGCCTCGCAGAAATACGAAGTGGACCGTATCCAAGTCGATAAAAAGTTTTTCGGCGGATACTTGGACATTTCGGAACAAGCGCAGAGTTTCAGCGAACCCTCAATGGTTGAGCGAGTCCTCGCAGACATGGCGAACGTTTACGCCAAGACGACCGAGACCTACGCTCTCGGTCAGGTTTACGACGGATCAACTAGCGCGACCGCTCAAGTAAGCGATTGGACCGACGGCGACGAAGTTATCGAAAGTCTCTACTCGGCCGCCGCAGAAATTAAAAACGGTTTCGGTCGTATGCCTAGCCACTTGATTATCCGTAGTCACGTGTGGGCCGCGATTGGTGGAGCGAAAGACTCCGGCGGAAACCGAATTTTCCCGTACCTCGGACCATCTAACGCCGCCGGTACTCTCAACGGAGCGACCGCTCTCACCGGTAACCCTCTCGGTTTGGC